TTAGTTCTCTGCCGATTTCATTAATCTCTTGAATAAGTTCTATGAAATCAATCCCATTATAGGCCCTTGCGATTGCAGCGGCACCTTTAACAATTTTTGTGTTCGCTTCGTCAGATTCACGACTATTTAATGCCCATTGACGACGTACTCCCTCGAGAGCCTCCTGGCCATCAAGGCCATATGCTTCTATATCTCTGACTGCTTGTTTGATAGATTGTTTGGATTTTTCCGGAACGTTAAAAGAGATGTCTATTTGCGTATCTAAATTGGAAATGTCAAGGGATTTTTCGATGACGCCAGCAACACCGCCAGCCGCCGCGGCCCCAGCGACCATATTGGCCAGTTCCGAACCAACGTTTTTGATTTCTTCCTTTGCGTCTTTCGCTGCATCTTTGACTTTTTGAAAGTCTTTTCGGAGATTTTCTGTCGCTTTTGTATCGTCAATAGAGGCCAATTGCTTTTTAAAACCTTCCAATTGGCTTTCTGTCTTGATAATTTCCCGCTGGAAAGCCCGGTATTGTTGTTCGCCTATTTCACCCTTCTTAAATTGTTCCTGGACTTGCTGCTCTGCTTGCCGCAATCTATCTAATTTTTGGCTTGTAGTCTCAATGATTTCCGTCAAAATTTTTTGTTTTTGGGAAAGAAGTTCAACATTGCCTGGATTGAACTTCAAAGCTTTTTCTACTTCACGAAGTTCGTTTTGCAAATCACGGGAACGTTTATTCACATCTTGCAAAGCTTTATCTAATGCTTTTGTTTCGCCATCCAGGACAATGGTAATGCCTTGAATTCTCTTGCCGGCCATTTATTTCACCGCCTTAGAACGAATCGAAATCCTCTTGTGTTGCCCGTCTCACTTTCGGCTTCGGATTCATCGCATCCACGACTTCTTCCATGTAGTCAATACACATGCCAATCGTCATGTTTTCGAGATCATCCAACGTCAATCCAGCCCTTTTACAACCAAAAAGGAACGAATCGACAGTGAGGAGTTCACCATCGTCCGTTCCTTTCGCATGTTCTATTTTTTTTTACTTTGGAGGGAATGAATTAAGAGGTCTTGAAGATGTGAAAAAACTTCGTCCAGAGGAAATGATTCAAAAGTATCGAACCAGGTCAGCGGATCGGGGATTTTTGGATCCGCGGTTTTGGCTAAAACCCACACGATGTTTAAGAAAACAGTCGTATCCAAACTCTCAAGGACCTCATAATTTTCTTTTTTCGGGTCAAATTTCCGCAATTTCTCCATTTTGAGCAAGTCTGCAAAAAAATCACGCCCGAATTGGGCTTTATACCGGAGAGGTGTTGCTGCCGTGGACTTAAAGCGGACCTGTTTTCCGTCGATTTCCAGCGTTTTTTCCATGATCTCACCTCATCAACCCACAGGGACTTTCCGATAGACCGATTGATACCAGGCATCATAAATATTCGGAGGCGTTTGTTCTGTAGTTTTGGCTTTGACCACGATTTTTCCGTCCAGTTCAATAGGCGCGGCCACAAACGTCAGTTCATTGGGTTGAACTTCAACCGAATTGGTTTTGGTTTGCGAGCCGATCGTTGGACGGGATGCGGTGCAATTATAAAGAACGTGCCGCGTTGCTTTTACATCGCCATCAAATTCAAACAATAAAGCGAAAGGTTTCCCTTTCGCGTTTGCCACTTCACTCAAAACGCCATCCGTTTCATCCAATTCTTCGCCCAATGCCTCTTTCAGGAATTCAACCGGGATATTTGCAATAGATAACGTTCCTTCATATCCTTGGTTATTCGAAGCGGAATAGAAAAGCATATCATCGGCATAGAATTCCACCATATCCCCGCGCGGTTCGAGTGAAAGTTCAACAGCACCGGGCATTTTAATCGGCGTTGCATAGGTAACCGTTCCGTCGGTTTGATTCACCGTTAACGGCGCAAAATGAACATTTTTCAAACCGAATTGGACGCGATTTGCCATTTAGATCAACCTCACTTCGTAAATTTTTTGGAAAAGTTCTTCGGATTCGATGTAGGTTTCCGCGGTGGTAAAAGGGAGTTCGTTAGCTTTAAGCAAGTCTTCCAAAACCTTCTCCACGTTCGGCTCTTTATATTGGGTATAAAGTTCGATGTTGTAGTCTTTGATGTCTTTGTAAACATTGTCATCTGCAAAAAAATTTTCAGAACCAATTTCAATGAAAGTGATATAAGGGATACTTGGCGGTCCTTCGGGAAAATGAGAATAAGCGACTGGCAATCCAGTCGCTTTCAAAATTTGGAATAATTCTTCATGCGTCACCGCGAATCACCTTCTCTGCACGCTTGACGTATTCATTAACCGCCTTTTCTTCTGCGGGCCCGATATGTGGATAGGCTTTTGTCCGTCCTCCGTTTTTTGTTGCGTGTCCATATTCCAAAAGATGCGTCAATTGATAATCTGTACGGTTATGCACTACTTCGGCCGTCCCTACTCTCTTCCTCGCCCATCCCCTTGCATAATGACCTGTCTTTTTTGGGCTCGTTTGTTTCAGTAACTTCACTGTTTCGTTTGCAACCTCTTTTTTTACATCATCCAATTTTTCTTCTACTTCTGTTGTATATTCTT